CCTTGCCGACATAGTCTGCCGGGTTGGAGCCAGCCTTGAAGCACAACTCAGCCAGGGCATGGATGGCGGTCCCGATCTGCGCGGCCTCGCCAGAGGGTTGTTCTGGGATGCCGACAGACAACTTAACGCTGGCCGGGCAGGCGATCCAGCGTGATGCTGCACTGGGTCTGAGGATTATTTTTTGTTCCATGATTCTCTTTCTGCATCCTGTTCGTTGATGATGGTTGTGTAGATGAGCTGGCGCACCTCATTGCTGACTGCGTGCCCCAAGTCCTCGGGACTGAGCATTCGGGCCATGAGCAGCGTCTTGTCCTGATTTGCGCGTCTGGCCTTCTCGAGTTCCTGAGTGAGCCAGACGATCTGGTCCCTCATGGCTTTGCGTTCTGCGTCATCCATGCTTACGCCCCCAATGTGCAATCAGTGCAGCGTCAGCACGGCCATCGTCCTTGACGCGCTTGAAGAAGTATTCGTAATTCGGGAAAAGCTCCATGGCCCTGGCCCGGCTGGCATCTTTGCCGGGGCTGCGCCCAATGGCACGGGTCCAGGTGGCAGGGGCCACAAAGGTGACCGGCATCTTGAGCGCTGCCAAGATCCCCTCGATCATTCCAAATGAACGGCCAAACGAAAAAACACTCGTCACGCCCTGGCCTGCCATGGCTGAGACGCGCTCAACGTAGACGTGACAGTCTTTGCCTGCGTACAGGTTCAGCAGCTCAGCCAACTCATTTGCGCTGACCTGCCGCTTGGCTTTGCCATTTCTGTCCACGGTCATCACCGGCATGTCATGGATCTGGAGTGAGTCATCTGTGAGCACCGCGATGGCGCCAGACAGACCTGGATCGATGCCAATGTGCCTCATTGGTTGGCCTCGTCCATGGCTTTGTTGAGCACTTGCAGCCTGGCCGCTACCAGGGCATCGGTGGCGTCATTGAGGCGCTTCACGCTGTCATAGAGTGGCTTGGTGCGGCCACTGAGCCAGCGACTGACCTGGGACTGGTCGATCTCTGCGACTCGGCAGACATCGGCCATGGTGTAGCCAGCAGTACTGGCCTTGACCAGCACGTCTTTGATGGGGTTGTCGGTTGTTTTCATGTCTTGAATGTTAACCCCAAATTGACAACTTGTGCAAATAGTCGAAAAAATGGGGGCCAGACAGTGATGACCGGCCCCCTAAATGGCAACTGCATCGGGTGGAGTGCCCGGCGCAATCAGCAGGTGTTGGCCTGCCGGGATCTATTGTATGGGGTTAATAGTTGACTGGATTGTGTGGGATTTGATGAATTAGTCAATGAGTGTATGATCGGCATATCAACAACAAGGAGATGTATGTACTCGGAAGATTACCAAGAGTGGCGGTGGGGACAGATCCTCACTGGCCGCAAAGACTACAACCCTGATGACCAACCCCCAACTGATGAGGATGAGGAGTTTGAAGATGACAATCATTGACTTTTGCCGGGTTCCTCGGACCATGCGCGAGTGCCTCGATGAGGGGTTCACTTCTCACCAGGTCTACAACGCCGTGCGCAAGAACCAACTCTCCAACGTCAACCGCAAAGATGCCTGGGGACGCACCAAGCGCGGCGCAGGGTTGTTTGTTGTGCGTGATGAGTCCATGCGCCTGGATCAACTCATCGTGTCCACCAAAGACCTCGCAACGGCCCTCGCGGCCTGGAGATAAAGATGCCCAGACCCAAGAGTGAGATGACCAGCGTTGCCGTCACGGTCAGCGCCAGGTTGATCCCGGCGCACTTTGCTGAGTGGAAGCGCCTGGGCGGTGTCAACTGGCTGCGCCAGCAATTGCGCGAGTCAATCCAAAAACAAAAGGAGCAAAGCAAATGAGTGCATTCAAATTCGGGCTGGCACTGGCACTGATGCTGCCCTTCATTGGGTTCCTGTGCCGAGTGGCCGTGGAGCTTTTCAAGTACGGGTACAACGCGCTATGACCGGCTGGCGCAAACGACAAATATTGGAGCAAGAATCAATGAAAGCACAACAAGTCTTCATGGCCCTGATGATCTCAAAGGGCTACACCCCAGCAGATCTCGCTTGGGACGGGAGCAAGTTCACCAACAGCAATATCGTCACCCGCTGGAATTACTTTCTGCTCGGGTGGGAGATGAGAGGTGTAATGTGATCAATATACAAACAAGGAGTGAAATCATGGCAAATGAAACAACCCGCAAGTTCCCCCGCACCTTCACAGAGGCATTCCCAAACAGCCTCGAGAATGGCGCGGCCATCGAGATCCACGTCCATCAGTGCAGCACCGCTGAGAAACTCATTCGCGTGATCAGCCTCGTTGGCCTGATTGTGGTGGCGCTTGATTGCCTAGTTTGGAGAGTTTGAAGATGAATAACAAAGATACAGGTGGGCCAGCGTTTCCCGTGCACCCAGATATGGCAGCCCAGTTGGGTTGCGTCCCCAGTCAATCAGACGCAGGCATGACCCTGCGCGATTACTTTGCGGCTAAGGCGATGCAAGCACTTATAACGGCCCCTAATGTTCGACCAATGATTGAAGATGGTGAAGTTTCATGGTGGGCATACAAGATGGCAGACGCAATGCTGAAGGCGAGGGAAAAATGAGCGAAACAATGCAACAACAGATCGACCTCGAGGTCGACAAGATGCGTGCCCCTGGCGGCACTGCCGGGATGATGTTCGGCAGGCATGAGTATGAGCAGCTCATCAGGAAGGCAATCACCAATGGCACGCTCATTGGGTACGTTCATGGCGAGACATTCACCCGCGAGCGCATGGAGCGCAAATACCGGGATCTGGACCAGGAGATGCAGCTATTGCGCGAGAGGGTCAAAGACCTCGAGCTTGAAGTCATTGCCGCTGCCAAATGAAGTCTGCCCAACTGCCCCGACTGATCAAGGCCATAACTGACATTGGCCTGACATCAGCGGAGGTGGCTGAGACGATCCATTGCACCGACAGGTCTGCCAGGCTGCTGATCCTGCGGCTGCGCCGTCAGCACCTGGTCCACATCCAAGAGTGGACCCGGTCAGAGGTCAGGGGTATCCCGGTGGCGGTGTATCGCTATGGGATCGGCATTGATGCCATCAAGCCTTTGCCCACCAGCGTCAGCGACAGAGTGCGCAAGTGGAGACGTAAAGAGTCCCTCGATGACAAAGCCTTTCGTCAGGCGCGTGATCGAGGCCGTAAAGTGAAGATCAGGAGAGATCCGCTGGTGGCTGCTTTTTTTGGAGAAGTGAAGTGAAATTATCCCCGTATGTCAATGTGGACGTGAAGATGCCCAAGGATGTTCTTGAGGCGCTCACGCTCCATGAGTTTTATTGCATTGGGTCAAAGATCAAAGAGGTCACGCCAGAGTCAGTGCGCGAGTTTTTGACCTTGCGATACAGCGAAAAGATGGCAAATAAATTCAAGCCAGAATATCTTTTCAATTGCCCAAAGACTTGAGCAAATCAGCATCGAGTAAACCAGCATAGGGTTTCATCTCGAGCGTGCGAATATCTTTTCTGCTTGGGTTGGATGGGTCAATGATGCCTCGATTGAGCCGGTGCATCAGCAGTAGATCAAATATGTTTTGGCCGCCTTCCACTGCGCCAAGTCCCTGACCAGGCACGCCCAATGGGTATGCAGCATGGCCTGATTGCATGATCAATGGTTGATCTGGAAAGATCTGGCCGACATTCAAAATGCTTGCATCAGGCAAATTCAATTGATTGGGATCTGCAATCGCCAGTCTGGCCTCGCCAATGCTCAAGCCGCCTTCATTCCTGAATTCCTTATCAAGCAATGTCTTCTTCATTGACTTGCGTTTACGGTCAGACAGGTTTCTGAATTGCTCAATGCTTGCTGGGTCATCAATGCCAAGCCAGTCTGGAATAAATCTGTTTTTGATTTGCCGATCAAGACCCTTTTTTGTGTCCTTGCCCATGACGGTCTGCGCATAAGAGAGCATGGTTTCGCCCGTCATGTTGGCAAAGTCACTGCCTGATGGGGACATAACCCAAGGGATATACAACGGGTCTTTGCCTGTTGTCTCTTTGAGCATGTTCGCCATCTTGTAAATGTCACTGGCTGGCTTTGTGCCTGATGCCCAAACCTGTCCAGGGTTTTCATACATGTAAGGTTGCCCACCTTGCAAGTAAACAGGTCGATTTAATGAGACGCCATCAATGTCAGTCAACAGACCAGTCCTGGTCCGATCTGACATGCTGGTGATGAATGGATAGTCTTGATAATCCGCAAGGTTGATTTTTGGAATGGTGTAGTCGTAAATCGGGACAACGTTCGTCTTTAGATTCCTGAGTCGATCTTGCTCCAATTTCCTGGCGTCAAACCTTGGATCAAATACATTGTTTCCAGGCAGCATTTGGCTGCGCGTGCCTTGAGTCAAATCAGTCAACAACTGAGCAGGCAGACCGCCCCGCGCCATCACGTTGGCCGCGACTGGTTCCATGGCACGCTCTGCCGCCATACCGGCACGCTCAAACTGCGAGGCATATGTTGCCTTGGGGATCGCGGCCAGCAACCCAGCCTCTGGCAATACTGGCGGCAGCTTGGTGGATTCAAGCAGACCAGCAACGCTTTGCAGAGCGTTCTGGGCCATCTGGCCTCGGGGTGCGTAGGTGTACTGCTTGATAAAGTCTTGAGTGGCCTTGTCGGCCAGCTTGACGCCTTCCTTTGTGCCGTACTTACCTGACCTGATGTTTTGCATGATGCCGTAAGGAATGCCAGCCATGGTGGCAGCGGCACCGCTTCCCAGGGTTGCACCCGTCTCACCAATTGCCTCAAGGTAATCCAGTAGACCAGTTGCCATCATTTCACCTTAATAAATCATTGACCAGCCAGATTTGAACCGATTGCAAGGCCACCAGTCTGCCCAGCAATGTATCCACCAGTGCCAGCAGCTCGGGCGCGTGCCTCGTTCATTCTGCGCATAGTGTCGGACAGATCAAGCAATTTTTGCTGCTCACGCGAAAGCAAGATATTGCCGATCTGGTTGCGCACTGTCTCTGGAGTGCCAATTCGGCCAAACACATTACCCGCTGATGTGATCATGCCGGGCACGTTTCCAGCAGCCACTGCCTGGCCTGCCTGCATCATTGGGGCAACGTCCAGATCGGCCAAGCCAGCAGCCCTGGCCGCTGTCTGCGATCCACGGCCAGCAGACTCCAAGCCCTTTAGACGTGCCTCTTTTGCGACCGCTGCCGCAAATTGACGATAGTCATTGTCAAACACGGCCTTGAGTCTTTCCTGGGTTGCGGGTTCCTTCCACATCTTGAGCAAAGACGTTTGGCCTGCCTCGGTCCCAGTCTTCTGACGTAATGCCTGCAATGCCCCGATCTTGAATGCATCGATCTCTGACTGAGTTAAATTGCGCATCTCTTGCTTGAAGTTGATGATGTCGCCAGCCAATGCCTTGCGGCCAAGCTCGGCAGCGTCCATCATCTGAGACGGCCCGGCCCACTTCTCCATGGCCTGGGCATACGCTGACATGCCGCCAACCTTGGGGGATTTATTGACCAAGGCAGTGATCAAGTCTTGGCGCACGTCATCATATGCATTGGCCTGCTGAGTGCCGCCAGACCGCTTCAATGTCTGGGCAGAGTCATACAGCGACTGCTTCAATGTGTCGAGCACATTCATGGGAACCTGCTCGCCAACCTTCAGCTTGGACAGGTCAATGGTCTGCCCGGTCTTTGTGCGATACAGATCCTCAGCGGCGCCATGCAAATTCTCAGATCGCTTGAGTAGACCCATCAGGTTGTTGTCCAAATTGACAATGGCTTTGTCGATCACGTTGTAGAAGGGGCGCGACTCAATGCGGCGCAGCTCGCTAAAGTTGTCAATGCTTTGCTGAAACATCGACCCTTGAGTGCCCAAAGCCTCATCAGCAGCCGAAACAAGACGGCCAGCACGCCCAGCCTGTCTTTCCCTAATGGCACGCTCCAGCGCCTGTTTTGTCTCGCCTGGCAGGGTTGCGATGGTGTCAAGCAGTTGGCGCATATTTGCACCGCCAACGTCAGCGACCCTGGCCTCTGGCCCCAGCTTACCCATGCGGGTCTGGGACATTGTCAGAGCGCTGGACAGCAAATCTGGCGGTGTATCGCGCAACAATGCCTCTGCCACCTTTTGCTGGGCATAGGTTTCAGCCTTGGCAGGCGACACCCTGGCAGCGATTTGCTTGCCGGTGGCGCCAAGTACACCCATGACTGGTTGAGTCAATGGGCCAATGACTCCACTGATGGCCGCACTCTTGGCAACGTCAGTTGCAATGTCGCCAACAGTCTCACCCTCAGACGATCCAAGGCCACCGACTGCGCCAAACCCGACACCAGTTGCACCGGCCTGCGCCATGCGCTGACCCATGCCCATGATCTGGCCCTGAGCCGCTGGCTGGGTGAGGTACTGATAGAGTTGCGCCATCTTTGGCGACATGGCCTCAACCACAGGTGCCACGGCCTTGCTGACGGCCTGGGATACCTTGGCAGGGGCGCCAAGCATGATCGTTGGCAGCGATGCAGCAGCCTGCAACCCAACAGACCGCCATGGGTTTGCCTTTGTGTAAGACTCGGTTGCACCGCGAATAACATCACGCTGCTCTTGATATGCCTGAGTCAATGGCTTGCCTTCAGTGATGGCCTTGACTGGTGCAGCAACAGCGCCAGCGATCTCATCATAAAAGCCCATGGTCGGGCCTTGCATGGCTGCCAGGAAACCTTTTTCGAGTTCTGATTTCTTAGCGCCTGCCTCAAATGCCGGTGATTTGCGCTCAGACAAAAACTTCAGCACCTCATTGGTCGTGTAGTTGTTCTCAATTGCAGCCTGGATTTGAGGAGCAACATCTGGCATCTGGGACAGATATTGAATGATCTCGTCATCTTGGTATCCCTCTTTACGGGCTGCATTGATCTGCTGTTTTATGCCGTCCATGATCCTGCCTTATCTTGTGAAAATTTCCGACAATGATCGGCGAGGTTGACCCGCTGGTGATGTACCAGGAGCACCGCCAGGCACTCTCATAATTGATGGGATATTTGCTGGACCGCCAAGTGCCTTGTCAAGTGTCACCCCAGTGCTCTCACCAAAGTCAATGTACTCGCCACGCTTTTGGTTGTATGCCTGACCAGCGGCAGCATACAGCTCATTGGACAATTGTCTAAAGTCAGCACGTTGTGTTGGGGTCAATTTATTGCCAGACGCCCACAAAGTAAAATAGTTTTGCAGCCGATCCATGCGTCCAGACGCTGCCATGGCGATACCCAATTCAGACTCGCGGACAACAGATCCGGGGTCCAGCAATTTCATCACCTTGGTTGCGCCTGCAACGTCACCGATTGGCGTGCCCTGATCAAGTGATGTGAGAACCTGACCATAAGCAGACTTCATGTCGTTGAAGTCTTTGTAGATCGGTTCAGACATAAATGTCTTCTTCGCGGACATCTTGTTTTCAAAGCCCTTTTGACCAACATCAACATTGACGTTGCTCGCGCCAGATCTGCGAATCGCCATGATGTTTTCCATGGTGACCGGCATATTTGCGGCCTGCAACAATCTGACTTCAGTGGGGGATGCCTCTGCCTTTGGCGATACTCCAGTTACAACCTTGTAGCTGCCGTCATCGTAGTACTGGACAAGGGTTGGCGTGCCGTTAACCATGGCCTCTTGAGGTTGACCAGTTGGTTTGACCTCTGGCGCAACGGGGGCAGGGATGACGCCACCAGTTTTGGTTTGCAAGTAAAACTTGCCATCAGCGCCCCTAAATGGGGGACCCATGACCTCTTGAGGCTGCATCAATTTCATCAGCTCTGGGATGCCTTTTTCAGCAGGCAAACCAGACAACAGTTGAAGCATTTGCGGAGTCAATGCAGCACCGCCAGGCATTGCACCGGGCATTGCACCGGGTGGCATTGCACTGGGCTGTATTTCCTGACCAATCATGGCCGCACGCTCAACTGTCGGGCCGACAGGCATCCCAGGCATGGCGATGGCCTGCTCTGGCGTGATTGTCTGAGGTCGGCCCTGCTGACCAATAATTTGCTGATACCTCTCTTGAAGTGCTTGGGCGCGTTTGGCTTCATCCAACTTCTGCCGGGTCAGCAATTGCTGAATCGCACCCTCTTGGGCCTTGCCGTAGGTACTGGTGCCAGCCTGCAAACCTGCACCAAGCGCTTGGCCCAGAGAAACAGGCACTGGAGATGGGCCACCTGCTTGGAGCAGGGCCGCAGCGGTGGACAGCAACGCTTGGCGCTGCATCGACTCTTGCTGTTGAGGGGTCAGGTACTCGCTCAGGGCAGACGTGCCGCCACCAAACAAGTCACCCAGCAAGCCCATGTTCATTGTTGCCATGATGTTGATTCCTTAACCTAGACCCAGCAAACCGCCCAAGATGGCGCCATAACCGGCATACTGAGGGTTGGCAGTGCCACCCAAGATGCTGCCCAACTGAGCGCCACCCAAAGCACCGCCAAGACCACTTGCTGTCTGATTGCGGAAGATCGGCGTGGTTGTCGTGCCGCCAAGGTTTGGCACGTTCTGGCCCAGGGCACTGCCAGTCAGGCCAAGGCGCTCGGATGCCAGGTTGCGTGCAGCGTCAAGCCGCGCCTGGGCCAACTGCTGGCGTTGCTGCTCGGCAGTCATCACGGCCTGCGCACCCGTCATGCCCAGGTTTTGCTGCTGGGCACCCAAAGCACCCAACTGGCCCACGGCAGTCTGGCGTATGCCAGCACCAGCGATTTGGTTGGCAGCGTTTGCCCTGGCCGCTTCCATGGCCCTGGCAGCATCAGTCTGGCCGAAACCGGCAGCCGTGGTGAACCCGGCAGAGCGCAACTGGGCGGCAGTGTTGGCTGCTTGGCGCATGTAGTCTTCATTTGCGATGGACTCAGCCACTGCCTGGCGCGAGCCACCAAATGCCCTGGCGCCCACTGCCCTGGCCTGCTGGGCCTGCTGGGAGATCTGACGCTGACGCTCAATGTCTGCCAGCGTACCCTGCACCACTTGTTGCTCGTAAGGGTTTTGGTATGCACCCATGTACTGGGCACCCGTCATGGCCTGGATCTGATCAGGCGTATACCCAGCCTCTTTGAGGGCCAATTGAGCTGCCTGGTTGGTTGTCTGCTGACCAGCACCGCCAATGCCGGTGGCCGTGAGCTGCTGCTCTGCCGTGGCATAGCCTGGGGTGAAACCCTCAAACTGCCTTGTGCCAAGGCCAGCCGCAGCGGTTCTGGCATCAGCCAACTGCTGCAAATATGCAGCCTTAATGTCAGGATCGATGGATGTTGATGATGTTGAAGATGACGGCGTGCTGCTGCCACCCAATGCCTTTGCGGCCAAGCCTGCGCCTAATATTGCCTGGGTTGGGGTGATGCCACTGAGTAAACCGGCGCCACCAGCAGCACCAGCGGCAGCACCGCCAGCAGCGGCGCCACCAAGACCAGCAAGACCAGCACCCAAGCCAGCGCCAAGGCCACCATAAGCAAGGCTGGAAGTAAGACCCAAGCCACCAGTTCCAGCAGCAGCAGTGCCAAGCCCAATGCCCGAACCTATCCCAGCACCCAGACCTCCAGCCGCACCAGCGCCAGCACCAGTTAAACCAAGGCCACCGCCAGCAGTCAAGCCAGTACCAGCAACCGCACCGCTGGCGCCCAATCCTGGGATGCCAACGCCAGCCAAGCCACCACTGGCGGCCAAAGCAGCCAAAGCAGCAATGGGGACGGCATTCTGAGACAAGCTCAGGTCTTTGTCTACCTGTGCCAATCCTTTGCTGATTGCCGGGGTCGGATCGAGTTGTGCTAGTGCGCCCATTTAAACCTCACAATTGTTTCGTATGTTCTAAATAAACCATCATCAATTTTTTTGATCTCAAATGGATATGGCTGATGGTTGAATAGCTCATTGATCTTTGGGTTGTCGTAAAACGTGACCGCATAGTCGTACCCGTTTTCCTTCAAGTCATCGAGGTACTTCTGCACGTTGGACACAAGGTCTTTTGCGCGTTCACCGTTAATGCAATGAAATTCGATGCCGTTCTTCTCGATCTTCTTTGTCAGGATCAGAGTGTCACCCTGGCGCACAACAAAGTTGCCTGTATTGGGCGCATTCATCAGACCATCAAAGTAGGCATCAACTGTCATGGCAAAGCCACCATAGTTTTTTGCCAGGTCTTCGGTGAGGATTTGTCTGATGTCTTTCATGGCTGAATTTTAAGTCTCAACGCTTGCCAGCGGCGATCACGTCCAAACGGTTGATGCCAACTCTCCAGTCATCGAGCACCGCCCCTGTGTACCTGACCTTGACCTGGCGACCAGTGAACCGCACATCTGTCGGCTGACTTGCCGTATATGGGCCGTAAGTTGTCTCGGTTGAAGTTGGATACATTCGCGTCTTGAACGACACAACAACCTCGCCCAGGGTTTGCTCATCAGGGATGATTTGCCGCACGCTCATCACCTGCTCACCTGTTCCGATCTCCACAGGACCAGACTCAGCGTAGGGCGCGACAGAGTCATATGCAAACCCAACTTCATGCTCGTAAATGTAACCATCCGCCGAAACCATCAGGGGATTCAAGTAGACCCCACGGTCAGTGCCAGCGGTGCGAGCCAAAGATCCAATCGCCCAGTGGTTCTCGCGGTAGTTATAGGTGACATATGAGTCATTCTCATTTGACTGACTTGACGGGTAAAACCAAATGATCTCGCCATACTTGGAGTTGTGGACAGAGTAGATCTTGCTGGCCTGGTTGTAGTTGATGTTTTGGAAGATGTAGTCACCAACGTCAGACACCAGTGGTTTTACATACCCGTCATAGACCCAGAACCCTGACTTACTCATCCAGATCGCGGCAGTGTCGATGGCCGCAACAGACTGCGATGAGATCAACCCGCAACCAGAACCGGCCTTCTCAAATGAGTAGACGTAAGGTAAACCAATATAGGTGCCAACGTGAACGTCAACATCTGTAAACAGCAGATTTACACCTCGAACACGCTTGCCAGCCTTGAGAGATCCGACAGTTGCAAGCTCAAAGTCCCCGGCCTGGTTGGTGGCTGCCGGTGTCCATACGGTATTGTTTTCCTGGTCACACCATTGAACCTTGCGGGGGTTGCCGCCAGCGCCCAATGCAAACACAAAGCGCTCTGACGTTGTCATCACGGCGTTGCAGCTCGTTGGCGCGTTGGTGATGGCAGCGGCCAGGGTTGGTGTTGAGAACCCCAACTGCCACTCATAGAGCTTGCCATCAGCGTCTGAGCAGGCGACCAAGTACTCGCCCCAGGTATCCAGACTCCAGGTTGTGGCTGGCGTGATGCTGCCTGTGTCTGGGCGCTGGACACCATAGGCAAAGTTGCCATATGTGGAGTACCCGTACCCGGTTTTTGTGGCTGCATCAGCAATGCCAACAGTCAAACCTGTCGGCGTAATGTCTTTGAGAGTGCCTGCCTCATTCATGGCATACAGCTTTGAGTGAGTACCGGCAGCGATCCAGCGGTCCCCTGAGTTGTCGCGCCAGGTGATCAAGCCCCGGCATGACCCGGTCAGTTGACTGCTCGATCTCTTGCGCCATCCACCAATGGGACGCAAAGTACCCTCAAACCATCGAACCAGGTTGGCGTCAAACCACCGCCCGGCTGACTGATATTCAGTGCCATTGCGGTACACGCCTGGGGGGATTCTGAGTGCGGTGAGTGCCATGATGGGATTATGCGGAAAGATTGGACACAAAACTCACTGTGGCAATGACTGAGGGTACCGCTGGCCTGGTTGGACTGGTCCCGGCAGCAAAGTGCTCAATGGAGACGCCAACGTCTGATGGCCGCCACATGAGTTGCAGGTAATCGCTCTCGGCCAGATCCACAAAGTAGTTCAAAGCCCCGATCATGTGGGATGGGTCTCCTGCGCTTTTCCTGGGCGCCAACCCAAACCGCGACCCTGAATTGGCAATGTCAGTGCCATTCTTGCGAAACCAGACCTCAACGTCTTGCGTGTCATTGGTTGTGTTTTTGAATTGCACGCTGAATTGCACGTTGTACAAACCACCCTGCGACACATTCAAACGCGATGAATTTGACAGAGTGATCCCATTTGAGTAGTCGGTCGTGTCAAATGTGATGGCGTAGGCAGTTGTGGTGTTGGCCGCTGCCTGGTCGGTTGCGTCCTGAAACGCACCATAAGGGAGGTTCAGGTACTTGCCACCTCGAGGCCCAAGGACCGTTGACAAGATATTGGTCAGCTTGCGAAAGTAGACCAGCAAACCGCGATGGGTTTGAGCAGTCAAACGCTCTTCATAGACCTGACCCGGTGAGGGCAGATCTGGCGGTGCCGGGGTTTCGAGCTGCTGATACAGGTTTGTCATGTCAGGACTGCCAAGGCCTCATTAATGTGTTTGATGCGGTCTTCCAAACCGATTATCCCGCCATTAATTTTGCGCGTTAAGGCTGCCCAGTCCCCTGCCTCAGCCAGACGGTTGCAGTCATGCGTTGACCAGAACCATCCTGCCGTCAAGGCAGCGTACTTGGGAGTGGCGACCAGTTCTGGCTGCATGACAAAGTCAACGCCCAGGGCTTGGCCTGCGTGAAAATAATTGCTGTGGCCGGTCAATTGGATGCAACCTCTGCCAATAAACCTGGCGGCGTCCCCTGATGCCTCGTTGCGGTTTCCCATACGATCACAGTAAACCTTGTTGGCGATCTTGCTAGGCTGACCAGCGTACTGGTTGGCAACGTCAAGAGTCGGGAAACGCTTGGGCCACAACTTCATCAAGGTGGCTGCGCGGTAATTCAAGTTCTCTTGCAGCACCTTGAAGTTCCCACACTCATGGCCGCACTGACCAATGAATGCAGCCTGCTGTCTTTTGGTGGAGATGTTGAACCGGCCAAAGGTTTCATTGAGCGCATCAACCCACTCGGGTCCAATGTGCAGCTTTTTGAGTTGTTCACTGTTTACCATTGATGGCCTCTCTCACTTTGTTGTAGGTATCGATGCAGGCGTTGAGCTGGACGGTGTTTCTGTCTCCCTCGATGGCGATGGCGACAACAGCCTTAATAGCCTCGCGGTAAGGGTCGGGTCTTGCTTCGTCCCGATCTCTGACGGCAGGGGCGGGATCTGGGGTGGCTGATACGCAACTTGGGGCGGCTGGGACCGGGAGGCGCAACCGGCCAGCATCAACAAGAGCATTAATGTCAGACTGTTTTTTGTTGATCTCATTCTTGGCCTTTCGCAGGGTTTCAGTTTGATTGTTCAGTGATGCCGCCAGCTCTTGCTCTTTGGCGCGTGACTCTTCATTGAGCTTGGCAATGTGAGCCTGCATCTCAGCGTCACGGTCAGCATACCCAGCATGATGGCCGTAAGCATAGGCACCGCCAACAGCAATCATGGCCGCAATGATCAAGTATGGATTCACTGCCCAGCCTCACGTCTTGCTGCCGCAATCTCCTCGCGGACATGATCGGGTTCCAAGTGCTCGGGTGGCGTTGTCGGTGGAGGTGGCGGCGTCCAGCTCTCATCCAGAGGTGGATTGATCCAGACAGGCAGAGCACCGCTGGGAGGCGCAGAAACAGGGCTAGGAGGCGCTGGTGCAGCCGGGGAAGGTGTAGGTGGCGGTGTAGGGTTAACGGCCTGGCTGACGGCCCCCACGGCACGCTTGCCGACAATGCCGCCGATACCGCCAACAAGTAAAAGCACGATGTCGTTCAAAATTTTAGAGAACTGCATGTCCAACGGGGCCATAGATTTAATGGGCTGAACGACAAAAATTAAACTGTAGAGCAGTACAAAAACGATCCCGAAAAGGATGATGGTTATGCAGACAACGACAAAGCCCCAGATTCTGATCTCGATGTCTTCTGCGGTGTATTTACTTTTTAACATCTTCGCCTTTCTTATCGTCAATCTTGTTTGTCAATACTGGGGCAACCAAATACTCAGGGCAGGTCTGCGTGAATAAGCACCTTGGTTTCTGGCACTCAGGCAGATCAAATTTGTCAGGGTTCTGGCAGACGTAACGATACCGATCCTCGCACCCGGCCAGGACCATGATGGTCAGACAAAGCAGCATTCGCATTTACTCTTCCTTCCTGTTGTCATGGTCCATCTTCTTTCGGTCTTCCTCGAGCTGCTTGCGCAGCCTCTCCATTCGCTCAATCTGGGCTTTGCTTTCCTTTTGCACTGCCAGGGTATCGAAATAAATTATCGAAATTATCGGCAGCATCAAACAGAAAACCAGCACCATCGCAATGAGCGCAATCAGAAACCCCATCTTGTCTTTCGGTCCATCACTAGGAGTGACCAAAACACGCTGAGATACACGATTATCAACAAGGCGGCTGCCAGGTAGATTGCTTTGTCTTGCAGGTCCGCGATTACCCGTCTTCGTTGCCATTTGACCTGCGCCTCACGTTGATCTCGCACTGCCCTGGCTTGCTCTTGCTCCACCGCAATCTGCTCACGCATCTCATTAAACCTAGTCCACAGGTTGCCCAACTCTGGAGGTGATTGGAAAATCATCTGCTCTCGCAAATCAGCCTCCATCTGTCTCAACTGGGTGAGGACAAGGGTACGCTGCAAGGCACGCTCTGCCAGGGAGTCTGCGCCATCGTAGACCTCTTCCTTTGACTTGCGCTCTTCCTCAAGGTAGTAATCTTGGATCTGCTGCTGGTGCCGCATGAATTCACCAAGGCGCTTTGCAATGTCTCCCATGACCTGGTTGGGGTCATAAGCAGCGACTTCCTGCACTCGCTTTTGCTCTGCAACGATCTGCTTCTTTTGCTCTTTGGTTGGGTTTGGCCCAAACATGCCAGCAATCTCGTTGACGATCTTTTTAACGTCACCGGCAGTATTCTTGACGTCTTTGTATGTTGCAATGCCCTGCTTGATAGCGCTGAATGCGCTTGAGGCCATAAGCAAGATACTGATTGGGTCCACATCTTACAAACCAAAGATCTTTGCAAACAGCGATGCAGCAGCACCAGGGCCAAGCAAGACGGCCACGATCACAGCGTAGAGCAAATACTCTATCTTTGTCATGCGCTCGGAACCCTTTGCAAGAGAGTCAGAAATGAATTTCATCCTCTCTGTGCAAATGGCCTCATGCACCGCCAGCCTGGTCTCAGTAGAGTCAGACATTCCAAGGCACTCCAGTGGCTTTGACAGGTGCTTTCTGTTCAGCAATCTGAGCCAGCAAAGAATCCTCAACAGCATCCTTGTCCACAGACTCCCACACCCACGCCAGCACTGCGTCTTTGGTCAGAGAGGCGTAGGGAATAGTTGCAGTGCCTTCACTCCATGAACAAGTGCTATACACAGATGCAGAGTAATCCCCATCTGTTGCATTTGCTTGCCAATGGGCAACCGTCACAAAACCATCAGAGGTTTGTCGGTCAAGTTGGGAAATGTTCCAAGTAATCATACTGACTCCAGTGCAGTGATACGGGCGGTGAGGGTTGTGATGAGAGCTTGTTGTTCTTGGATTGCTTTAACCAAAGTAGGAATCAAATTGGCATTGATTGCTTTGTATGGTTCTTCGCCTTCAGGTGCAGGGTCTTTCCATTCTTGAATCATGTCTGGCAATACTGTTTCAAATTCTTGAGCAATAAAACCACGAGCATTTTTAATGTCTTGACCTTTACCTTCTTTCCAATCAAATTTGCGAGGCTTTAAAGCCAAAACAACATCTAGCCCATCATCTAAATCACGGATATTTTCTTTGAATCTTTGGTCAGAAATAGCCGTAATGGTTGTGTTTGTGGCGTTTATAGTTCCACCGCCACTCACATAAAAACGATATGCGGAAACAGAAGTGTTGTAAACATCCAGTGTATCGCCAACGGTGTTGTCAATTACAGAAAATAATGCACCATTTGCTCTTGCTTTAACTCCAATACCACCTGTAGATGTGGCGTTTGTAGTCCCCACCAGCAAGTTACCGCTGGAGTCGATACGGGCGCGTTCTGTGGCAACAGTCTTAAAGATTAACTGATTGCCAGCGTTGTCAGCAGACAAGTTAGTATTGCCACTTGTGTCTAAACCAAGATAGCAATCACCAGCACTGTTCTG